TTAAAAGAAACCGCACCCCAACATACAAAAGATGCCCTTGAAAATTGGCTTAAAAGGTCCGATTCTATTGTGGAGCGTGATATTGCTTGCGAAAGAGGCAAGCTCGCACACAGCCACGCAGAGTTTATTCTCAAACTTGCAGCAAAATTTGCAAGACAAAACTCAAACAAACGAGGTCTATGGAGGACTGGATCGGACGGATTGGAACGCTGTCCGAAAAAAGTCACTCAATGGGGCTTACAAAAAGCAGTCGAATCCGCACCGCGTGTTAGCTGGAGTGCGTCAGGCTACGCAAGAGGTTTACGATCATTCATCCTGGATCGTGTAACGGCCATTCATGCAGTTGAGTTCTCCGTGTACAAACCGGGCTACGGATTTGCTGGTACAGCAGACGCTTTACTGGACATTGATGGAGACGGGCCATTCATAGTGGACTGGAAAACAGCAAAAGAAGTAAGGTCTGACGATATGATCGAACAATTCTGCCATCAACTTGGAGCGTATAGTCTTGGATTGCACCATCTAACAGGAATAAAACCAAAATACGGTGCAGTTGTGGTAGCTCGCAGAAGTGGAAAACCTCAAATAAAAATCCTCAACAATTTAGAATTGCGAGGATCAGAAAGTATATTTTTAGATAGAGTGGATCGTTACCACAAAAACCTAAATCACAAAATCACTTCTCCATCTGGTGCAATCTGTACAGCATAATCAATCTTTGGAGTGTGCAGTATAGTGTCATCTATTCTTGCTTCAATGAAGCTATCTTCTTCAATTACTTTTTGACGAATTAAGGCTTTAGCTTCTTCTTCGTTTTTAGCTTCAATGTGATAGTAATTAGTATAAGAGTGAGTAACTCTAACTTCAAATTTAATCATTGACATAAATCCTCAAATTTGGAACGTGCTATCTTACCAGCACAATTTTCAATTTCTTCATCAGAAAAAATTAAGTGCATACCTTTTTTAATCAGGGATGCTTTTTCTTCTTCAAAAAGATTTTCAAGAAGTTCAGTATTTTGAAAGTTACTCATAATCCGTCATGCCATTTAGTACCGAATGAAGCCAACATTTCGTCATCTGTTGGTTCGTAATCATCATCACTAGGATCGGGGTAAACCCCACAATCCTGTAGATATTGGATCGCATCATCTTCACGTTGGCTATCCAACGCAGATTGATGTTCGTGCATAAATGAGTCAGTCATACTTTTTTAAACCTCGTAAGTAATTTTGAATATAATTCGATACCTTTAAAGTACTCAACAACTTTGCCTTCAGCTAATAAACTTTCAGCTTCGTCCAGTACGCTATCTAGTATGGTATCTTTATTGTCTTTAATCTTTTTATCTGGATCGGGTTTAGCCTGCTCCCATTTATATAGATTAAAGGAATCTTTGTAATATCTATATGCCGTAGACTTTGGAATTTGAAAATCATTGTGCAATATATCACATATATCCAAACGAGTTAACTTATCCCTTGGATCGGTTTTGTCTTCGTTATCTACCAGACATTTATAGATGAAATTTTCAGCTTCTTCTTTAGTCATCTTTAAATCTGGCATATTTGAAGAAAAGATGTTCAAAAGCGTTATAGAGAATAGTTTGATTATCTGGATCGGCTTTTTTATAGCAGACAGCAAGAGACTGCACAAAACTACCCCCGAATCTATCCATATTTTCTATGGCTTTATTAATAAAATGTTTAGTCATATCCCGTATCTCTCCCTTAGTTCTTCTAAATCTTCTTCAGATAACTGTTTCCTGCATATAGTGAGAAAAATGTTACAAGCTTTATGAACATAATAATGTCCCTCAATCGGAAAAAGTTCTTTCAACTTAGTCATCATACCGACTAAGATTTTAATTTCATTCATAGTGGCGGTTAAAAACCTTTCACTACTTTGATCTAGTGGATCGACAGCCATAATCATGGTGGTTAATGTGCCTTATAATATTACTTTAGTTCTATTCATTATGCAACTTATTAAAATTCTCATTCATTATTCTCAGTAAGAATTCTCAGAATTTGACATTCATTACCGACTAGGTTATCTATGGATTGTAAAAAATCTTTCATTCATCATGACCTCACACATTCATAAGTTTTTTAGTCAAAAAGATTATAAACTCAGTATTCAAGATACTTTCTTCATATTAATCTGTTTACAAAAAATAGCTAATAATGTTAATAATCAATTTTCGGATAATCTTTGTTATCGTGCAGATAAATTAATAGACAAAATTTTAATTAATATTGAATTAGAAAAATAACTTGCTATCTCATATACATTAGTGTAGTATTTTAAATGTAATCTAATTTTTACAAAACCCATGAAAAATTACAACTCAAACAAAATTGACTCTTTAGTTTCATTTACTGAAACAGATTTACGAGTGGATCGTCCTTATCAATCAGAAAATTTTACTAGTACAAATCTAGGTTATCAACGAAAAGGTAATGAGGATCAAATCTCTACAGCGTTTAATAAAAATGATGATTTAGAGACTATTTTATTTAAAACTAATGTTTTGAATGATCCCGAAGTATTACCAACATTTACTAAGTACAATGACAATTCTTATGAATGTCCAAACAGTAAAGCTATTTTCAGTAAGAAAATCGGTAAAGTAATTTCTACAGTATCTAACACATATGAGCTAGTAAAGCATGATGTAATTTTAGATGCTATACAACCTAACTTAAATTTTTTAGAGGTAGAGCATATAATCCCTATGAACAATACCGCTAGGGTATTCATTATATGTGCAATTAAGAATAGTGATATGGAAGTGTCTAGTGGTGACGCTATCCGTAGAAGAATGATTTTTGTGAACTCTATGGATGGATCGTATAGTTTTAAAGTTATTCAATCAGATGTGCGATTATGGTGCTTTAATCAAATGGGTTCTATACAAAATTCTAAAAATAAAATGGTTTTCAAACACTCTAAAGGTGTTAACCAGTATCTAAAAAATCTACCTGAATTTCTATCTTATCAACGTCAAGATTTAGCAAATTCTATTGAAGAATTTAAAGCAATGAGAAATACACCCTGCTCATCTGATATGCTTAAAAATTTATTCTTGCATAGCTTCCAAGATAAATTAATCGGTCAGATAACAGATAAGGATACTAAGGAAAAAAGAAATAAAGAATTTAAAGATATTCAAAAGGAGTGGACTTCGGTTAAATTAAATTTTAAGGTAGAGGGAGAATCTAATTTGTTTAACGCATTCAACGCTATAACCGAATATGAGACTCATTCAGAATCCAGTAGAGTTGATTCTACAGAATCAGCTAGGATCCGTTTTGAATCACTCATTAGAGGTAGATGTGCGGATCGCATTCAAAAAGCCAGAAAAGAATGTTTAAGATTAACTACTGTCTAACATACAATTAAATTTATTATTCCTGATGCTAAAAACATCAGGATTTTTTATTGTCTTATATGAGACTAAAATAAAACAATTAAGAATGTAATAATTTAATAGAACTTAAGGTATAAATACACGTTCTAAAAATATAATTATATCAATAAATTTATTTGCTTTTTTATTTGTTAGATACTACAATAAAAGATGTAATAACCATCTTTATTATTATGAAAACTTACAAACAACTTGAAATTCCTTTTAAAGAGAATGTAAAAAATCTCTATTGGCATCCTTACGAATTAAGGCATCATTTTAGAAATTATTATTCGTTCAATTTTAAATCTTATAATCGTTTAGGGTTAATCATTCAAAATAATGGACTAAGTTTATCTAATGAAAAAATTTTAGAAAATTCAAAATATTATCATAAATTACATAAAATTTTAGATTTAATTGCTTTAAATATTCCTATGAATTTAAGAATAGGAACTTTAAACCCTAGTAGGATAAATTCTTATAATAAAGCCACCCTTAAAGAAGTTTATAAGACTAGGGAAAATTTTAGAAATGTTTTGAATCATTGGATTAAATAATAATAATAAACCTATTCACTTATTAAAATTCATTCAATTAATTATTATGGCTACTGCACAAACTTACAGAAGACAATTCAACAAAACTTTCAAAATAGTTGAGCAAATTGCTTCAGAATATTATGACCTATTAAATCAGGAAAAAATTGGAGAAGATGACAATTTTATTTGCACTTATTCAGATTTAGAAAAATTTGATAGTGCAGATTTTAAATGGTTAGAACTTCAGGATAAAAAAATTAAAGAGAAAAAAGAATCAATAAAATTATTTGAGAAATATATTAGAAATTTAAAAAATGAAATTTTAGATATTGAGAGAATGTCCAGAAATATGAAAGAGACAATAAAAAACGGAAATGGAATTGATAAAGATTATTGTAAATATTTACTGGAATGTGAAAAGGAAAGGAACAAGTAGAAAAAATTAGTTCAGGAACTAAAAAATTAAAGCTAGATTTTAAATAGTCTAGCTTTTTTTAATGTTTAATTTTTGAATGATTTTAAATCTATTAATGTGCTATTGCATAGGTAAGTTTTTAAAATTATAGGATTCTTACTTCTTTAAATTTCTTAGTCATACTAATTGTTTATATGTCTTATTTCGTGAGATTGCAGAGAAAAAATAGGGATTTTTAGGTTTTTTAGTGGTTATTATTATATTAAATTAGATTTGTTATATGGTGTAAAAAATGGTAAAATGGAAAGGTAAACCAACCTAATTTACAACCATGGGAAAAACTATCGAAACTTATTCAGCAACCAAAGGACACAGCAAAGTCTGGAAATCTGAAAGACAATGTATCGAGGAGCGAATCCAACAAGAGGAAAAAATGCTCCAGACTTATCTATTAGTTTTTAAATTTATCAAAAGAATAGATGGATTAAAACTAGGAGATAAAGGAAGGGAAAAAGCTTACAAGATAGCAGAGCAAATGGGATTGAATTTTTACTTTAGAGGATATTCTGATAACTACGAATCAATAAATTATATCTATACCCAGAAAAGAACTTATAGAAATTGGAATTATGTTTTTGAACCTGTTCCTGATTTATGCATAAATATTGGAAGAGCTAAAAAAGCAGTAAAAATTAATTATCAGGAAATATGTAAAGAAGAATTTTATAGATCCGTAACTGTTTTTAGAAAATCAATTAGTGCAATGCGAGCAGCATTAAAAACTAATAAACCTGAAATAATAGATAACATGGAAGCACAAGTTAAAGAGCTTCAGGAACAAATCGACAAGAACAAAGCAAGCATAAGAGGTAATTAATTATGAGACAGCCAACCGACTATATTAATTCAGGAAATCCGATTGCAGACTTAGCAGTTAAAAAATGGATTGATTTATTGCCTGAATGTTTTTCCGTAGACTTTGCAAAAGATTGCAGCAGGCATGGAAATCCAAACCAATATAAAATAATCATCACAAAAAATTAACTTCTTTTTATTCTCCTTTCCGTATCACTAGCCATGAACAACTCAAACAACCTAAACCGAATTAAACTTTATAGGTCAGCTAGCCACCGATCAAACCGCACCAGACTTAATGCAACGGTTTTTATAATTACACTAGCTTCCATTCTGTGGGCTTGCTATCTCACAGACCAAGGTTATAGAAAATGCCTACAGGCAGGACAATACACAGAAACAGAATGTGTAAAACTTCACTACGGTTAAACTACTTCAGGAACTAATCCTCTACAGCTCCTAAAAACTAGGAGCTTTTTTATTGCCTGATTTTTTCCATGCTATCCCGTGCAGTTTTTCCCCAAAGTTTTCCACACACTACCCAATGGGGCAGTGTTCCAAAAAATTTTTTTTAACCCCAATGATCCCTGAACCTACTGATAAATCTAAGCATAAGCGATAAATGTACTACAATATAATAATACTACAATATTACTTTAGTGTCAACTATTTTTCTTAGGTTCTACCGAAATTGATAGCTGTGGAGTGTTTAAATTAATGTTCTCTACACTCTCCCCTACTACTTTACCAAGAGAATCTAGTATCTGAGCAGCCGTCTGCAACTGACCCTTTCTCACAGCCTGTTCAAAAAGTCTCATTCTCATCCCCTGGAGTCGTGAGATCATCTTCTCTCTATCCTTCTCCCAATCTTCATCGTTCCATTCCTTTACTTTTCTCCAATCGCTCCATGCAGTTTCAATACCAATCTGTTCCCTGGAAGCGTGTTCCAATACAAGTTGCCTTGTAGTTTTACCTGTAAGTTGCCTTGAGTATAGTTTTTGCCTTCTAGCTTCTATTACTGCATCAGGTTGTCTTTTTCCACATACTCTCCCATCTTTACGAGCTCGCTCAGATGTAAATTGACCATTTGAATTACGAAGAACAGAATCAGCCACGGACTAAATTTGTTGTTAATACTTGAATAATAACCCTAAATATAGTGTTTAGTCGACAAAAACACAGAAATCCGTCAATATTTAAGCTATTCTTTACTACATGAGTACAAAAACAGCCGAAAATCTATCACTTAGATGGGCACAGGGGGAGGTGTTCAACGCAAAAGAAAGATTTAGAGTCCTAGTCGCTGGCAGAAGATTCGGAAAGTCATATTTATCCTGCATAGAACTACTTAAAGCAGCAATAGACCGCCCTGGCGAAACCTATTTCTACTGTGCACCCACCTATCGCATGGCAAAAGACATCGCATGGAAAGAAATAAAGAAACTAATCCCACCCGAATGGGTACAATCCAAAAACGAAACCGACCTCAAAATAGAACTAATCAATGGATCGCTAATCGAACTCAAAGGCACAGAAAACGCAACAACCCTGCGTGGCCGAAGCCTAGCTGGAGTAGTACTTGACGAAGCAGCCTTCATGGATTCCGATGTCTGGTTCCAGGTAATCAGACCCGCCCTCGCAGACAAACAGGGATGGGCACTTTTCATTTCCACACCAGACGGCACAGCATCATGGTTCTACGATCTATGGTGCTACGTTCCAGACGATGAAACAGGTGACTGGAAACGCTGGAGCTTCACAACAATAGACGGGGGTAACGTACCAGCCGAAGAAGTCGAAGCAGCCAGGGCCCAGTTAGACAACAGAACATTCAAGCAGGAGTTCGAGGCAAGTTTCGAGAATCTCACGGGTCTCGTTGCAGTCTCCTTTTCAGATTCCAACATTTCCAGCGAAGCGGAGGACATATCCATCGCCCCACTCTTACTGGGAGTCGATTTCAACGTAGACCCACTTTGCGGAATCTGTGCTGTCCGACACAGAGAAACACTTTACGTCTTTGACGAAATAATTTTGACGGGTGGTGCAACAACCTGGGATTTCGCTGAAGAAGTTACAAATCGTTACGGGGTAGAAAGAAGAGTTATTGCGTGTCCCGACCCAACAGGTGCAGCCCGAAAAACATCAGGCGTAGGTTCAACAGACCACACTATCCTACGCAGAAGCGGATTTACTGTGTCATCTCCCAGAGCCCCCTGGAAAGTCCGTGACAAAGTAACTGCAATAAACACTGCACTGTATGACGCAATGGGACAACGAAGAACTTTGATCCACCCACGCTGCAAAGAATTAATAAAATCCCTCCGCACCCTTACTTACGCTCCAAACACGGGTATGCCTAACAAAAACCTTGGGGTTGACCACGCATTTGACGCTTTCGGCTACCTCTGTCTCCAACAATTTAACCTTGCAAAACCAGAGACACTAGGCCAAACTTCGTTTAGAATATATTAAGATACCTAATTCTTACAATGCCTTATCACACTGGGATGAAAAAGAAGAAGAAAAAGAAAAAGGGAGGTAAAAAGAGAAGTGAATGTTCCTGTAAATAAAGCGTTATACTCTAGGGTAAAAGCAGAGGCTAAACGTAAATTCAAGGTTTATCCTTCTGCTTACGCTAACGCATGGCTTGTACGAGAGTACAAAAAACGTGGCGGTACTTACCGAGTGGAGAAAAAACGTGGCAAGAAGTAGTGGTGGTCTTACCCGTTGGTTTAAAGAAAACTGGGTAGATGTCAAAACTGGAAAGCCTTGTGGTCGTCAAAAAGGCGAAAAACGAGGCTACCCAGCTTGCCGACCCAGTAAACGTGTCTCAAGTAAGACACCTAAGACTGTCGGAGAGATGTCAGCAGCCGAAAAAGCAAGGTTTAAGCGTGAAAAAACAGGTAGTAAAAAAATAACTTATCAACAT